CAGCCCGCTGGAGTCGATAACAATCATATTAGAGTTCGCTACTCCCACCTGTCCGTTGCGACAGATAACGGCTGCGGTCAGTGTCGGCGAGTAATAACCCCAGCCGCCGAACGACAGTCCGTTAACTGGAGCAGGCACGGGCAGAGTGCCGACGCGACTGCCAACTGAGCGTGACGATGCGTCTGATTCAATCGGCGAGGGCTGCCCTTTCACCGCGTCTGGGTAGTAAGTACCCTGCGCCAGATCAGTCCCGTAGTTCACTATTACGTCGCCGGATAGTTCGTTAAGGTAGGCAAAACCGATAGGGGATTTGGATTGTACGACTTCGACGTAGCCCACTTTAGATTCCCCACCACGCTACCGCAGCCGCGAGTAGATCAGCCAAGCCGGATGTTCCTGCGTGGTTCTGATTAAACAGCATCCCGGCAACCAAGTCTCCGTCATAGGCGCTACTTCCTTCGGTAAAGGCTCCAATGATCGCCACCCCCGCCGTAAGCCAATCTCGATTAGTATCGACCGCAACGTTAATAACTTCAGTCTCATCGAAGTAGCCGATGTTGTTGCCTGTGTCGTCTGTTCTGCAAAGAGTTAGGATATGCAGTCCCGATGTTGAAGCGGCGAACGTTTCTCGCTCCCCGACACCTCCTGCGCGATTCCAGTATTCAAACGCTTTCACGCCTGAGCCTGGATTGAACCCGGATATGAACGCGGGACGCCCCTCAGCAGCAGATCCTTTAAGAATGTAATCAGCCGCAGAGCTTGGCGTGCAAATACATATCAACGTATTAGCCGAACCGAAGGCGGCGGCTGTAGGATCTGGAACGAGGCACTTATTCGCACCGAACCGAACTGCGTTATGACCATTATATAGAGCGGTTTTAAGAGTCGGCTGACGCGCTCCAGTGTTTTGGCCGTAGTTTATGTTCGCATCTAGTCCGGAGGCATTAGGTAGGTCTACGACGGGATCGTTATCAGCCCCACCAACGTTATCGGCATCCGCGTACCAGACTAACCCCGCGAGGAAACTGCCGGGATCGAAACCACCGCCTCCGCCGATAGTGGCAGGCTTAATAAACCCGTGAAACGAGGGGAGCGCAACACTCATGCTGCTGTATCACCTCCGAGGACAAAGGTGTTGGCGACATAGGCAGAGAGAGAGACGACCCCGTACTGTCCGGCAATCTTGGTATGCGACTGCCGATTATTGATGGTAGTTGACGACGGCGACAGTGTTACCTGTCCCGCGCCGAGTTGGACCAGCAGGCAACTGAATCCCGCACCCAGACCTGACGGCACAGTGAGCGTAATGGCCGCTGCGTTACTGAGAGTAACGACTTTGTTATTATCACCCGCAACCAGCGTATAACTTGTGCCAGTTTGCGCATTCACGGAGGCGGCGGCAAGTTTCGCCGCGTCGATGCTGGCATCAACAACCGAGAGCGATTCAGTACCAGCACCGTCGTTGTACGTTGCATCGATGGTGGCTGAATCCACAATCATCGCGCCGACAATGTCCTGCACCGCCTCCGCGTCAGTTGAACCACTCGGCACTCCACTGGTGATGTTCGTCCCGCTCCGTTTGAGAAATTCACCGTCGGCAATGGTAGTGATAGTCAGTTGCGTGCCATCACCGAGAAAGATGCGCTTAAGCAAGTTAAGAAACTTAATGCGGCGATTCAGCGGCGCCGTCTCGGAATTGATGATTATCTCAAGCTGATCATTACCGCTCGACGGCTCGGTTACTTCGGTTAGTTGTGATATTTTGCTTCCCATACATTTACTCCAAGATTCTCACCGCCCCATCTTCAAGCAGCCGAGTTGAGCCGTCCTCAAGCAGGCGAACATTCGGTACTGTTACCTCAATCTCCGCGCACACAAGCGCCTCGTTTGTGGCAAAATGTAGCGAGTAGGTTTGCAGGCAGAACTCGTACGTGCCAGTCGTCAACGCAGGCCACTGAAATGATCCCTTATTACTATCGTCAGGCAGGTACTGCGGAGGTGCGAGCGTCTGCGTTCCACCCGGCTCAGTGACGTACAATCGCGCAAATTGCCCACCAGGTGCATAACTGCCGAAGATAAAGCGTCCGTCGATATAGCTGATAAGCGACTCGTCGGTCTGTTGCAGGACGATTTGTGCTAATCCATCAGGCGGGTTCTCAACGGTATCCCATGTCACAGATGGCGGTGCCGTGTCCAGCCCAACGCCGGGATCGGTATGTCCAGTGCCAATCGGCTCACCACTCACCCGCGCGCCCGTCGCAAACTGGTCCTCAACCATCTCCAGCGTGTAATCAACTCCCGTTGGACCAGGTGGGGTTAGCGCTGTGATGCGCATGACTTTGCTAAAGGAAGGCTGTGACCACTCGAATTTGACTGGCTCGCCAACGTAGCGCGTGCGACCAATGGATGGCTGTACAGTGCAGACCAGCGGAGGGCGAGGAATTGCCAGTGCGCGACCATCTCGTGTCGCAAGCATATTCGCAGTCGGATAGTCGCCAACGCCGATGTATCCTTGTGTCTGCGGTACGATGCGCCCGCCTTGAATTGTCTGATTCGCTGCGTCTATGTACACGCCTTTGCGTTCAATGGAGTTGTTGTCGATGTCGTTAAACGGCACATCAATTCGATTCACCGTGTCCTCGTAAGTACCGGGATCGTAGCGCTCGACAAGGGTGATGTTCGCTTGATTCAGTATGGGTAATGTGGCAAATGAGTAATCGCGGCGAATCAGCCGGATAGTCAGACCCAGCGACGGAGAAGGTTCCGGCACTGCATCAATCTGTTGCAGGATGTTTTTGCACACCTCCAATGGCGAGGTTGGGTTCTCAATCTTACCTGACCAGCCCGAGGTAAAGTCGCCATTCGATTCTTCGTACAACGTCTGCGCGCAGGATCGTAGCGAGTTGAGGTTAAGTTCATCCACTGGACATCTTGCTCCGTATTCCAGCGACGTAGCATGTTCGTACCAGACCTCCATCGGGTTTGCTTTGCGACCCATCTTGCTGTAGGCAGTGGCGAGGTTGTTAGGTTGACGTCGGACAATGACTTTCCACTCACGGAAGCGTGGGATGAAGCCGATGCCGCCTGCGGCGAAGTAGCCAGATTCAGGGAAACCCGATGGGGATTCAGCCCGCTGCCGAGCGCGGGAGATAAGACAGCTCACTCCGCGCAAACTCGGCGTCTTGTTTGGCGGCGTGGTTAATAGTGATTCGATGTAGACATTTGTCGGGTCAGTGTAATTCCCTCGCGTGATGTCACACCACGTATAGATACCGCCTTCACCCGGTGGCTGATCTCCGCCCCATGCTTGAGGGTCGTCAATAAGGAATCCGCCGCCCGCGTTGTCAGTTCCTAGCGCAGCCTGATACATCAGCCGTTCGCCGATGGTTACTCTCTCAATGTGAACATCGGGCCCAAAGCACAACGCAAACATTTCCCCGCAGTAATAACGATAGGCGACGGTTATCGTGTCGAGTAGGAATGCCAACCCTCCCGCCCAAAGATAATCAGACCAGTGAGAGTCGCGCTCGACTGCGCGCTGACTAAAATCTCCGTACCAGATGCGCGAGGGGATGATCTCCACTGTTCCTGCTACATATGGGACTGGACGCACTTCGCTCGGTGCGTTGTTCTTCTGAAATTCCTCGAAGCTGATTTTCTTAGGTCGCTGTCGAGTGATTTCACCCAGCCACATCTGCCCAGCGAGGAGTGCTATTTGCCAAAACACTAGATCACTCCTCTCACTGCTGGATCGACATTCGGCATAAACGGCCAGCCGCCGTGCTTCTCGCCGAAGTTTGTCTGCGACTGAAATTTGTTGGCCCAAGTGTCATAGAGCAGGTCGTCGCCAGGGTAGATGTCGGCGGTAAAGCCGATGTCGAGAGTGAACAGCGGGAAGGCGGCGCTCAGGTAGAGTTTCTTCAATCCACTTTCAGTGACGTGTTCAATAATCGTCCGCATGTCGCGGTCAGGGGCGATGATGATGCCGCCACGAAAGTAAGTGTCAAGTTGCGTGATGCCGCTAACAGTGAGCACGTCGCGCTGGTCGTTGAGATTGTCAATAGTGATTCCAGTACGTAGCGTCTCAATGTCCACTCCAGCACGCGGATCGTAGATGTTGTAGCGACTGAGCGTAGAGAGGGAATCGGTGAACGATTCGCGCTCGAAGAAGTGCCAGACGGACTTGCAACGAAAAGCGACAGTAGAATCATGCAGGTTGAACGCAGGCCGGACTATCCAGCCGTGGTAATGAGGCGCAACGGTGTCGGCAACCCGATCATATTCCCAAATGTCAAGGATGATTTGGAATGGTGGCGGTCCAAGCGTGAATAGATCGCTGATGGCGTTGCGCTCATAGATAGTGAGCACGACTTCGGCTTCCTGTGGATCGGCGCTGTATTTTGGCGGCGTGTGAGTGATGGAGATGTGGCGATAGCTTTCGCCGTCGAAAGTCTGGTCTTCCGCAACATTGGTGAAGCGCTCCGTGTTTGACGCATACGACACGCGATAGAGGAAATTAGTTGCAGATGGGACAATAACAGGCATAGGACTAGAACGTCATAATTAACTTCCCGATTCCGAACTCAGGACTCTTGCCGACAACAATCGCTTTGGGTGTCAGGATTGGCCCGCCGTTGTAAAGTTTGGTGAATGCGCCTGATGCGGTGTTCACAATGTCAAACGAATTCAAGTCGCCATTGCCGAGAGTTGTGGCAGCAGGCAGAATGATCTTCACCGTATTAGTTAACTGCCCCTGCGACGGAGCGGAACCAAACAGTGCCGTACCACGCACTATCTCGTAACGCGCATAGCCGCCGTAGTTCGTCTCAGTGCCACCACCTGAGCGTGACGATGGAGAGACGAGAAAGCGAATCCAGAGACTTGAGCCGATTGTGATGGCGGTGCCACGATAGAAGAAGTTCAGGATTTCATCTGCCATTGTGAATCCGCAGTAACCAGGCATCTGTCAGTTTCCCTCCCTTATCCCCAATAGCTTCCGCACTGTCGGACGGTTCCGCGCCAGCCACTGCACTTGCACGCGATCTCCCTCGGCACTGCTGTACCAATTGCTAATGTCGCGCTGATCGTCAACAAGGATTTGGCGGAAGGTGAAAGAACCCGCGCTTGCGCCTGTAGGGGCTGCGTCTGCAAGTGGTAACGACATCGGGGCTGCACGGTGAATTGCGTTGAGCAGATTCGCCTGACTTGTTTCACGTGAAACCATCGCCCCAACATCGAAACCGGGAACTCGCCCGCCAAGTCCCTTTGTGCGAGCAAGAAACTCGCGCAGGATACCCACTTGACGCACTGCGTGTTGCGGGTCAGTGGTTAGCACTGCTTCTGGGTAGCCGCCCTCAACGAAGCGGTAGACGCCGCCGGGCACAGCCGGATAGAGACCTGTTTCAGCGCCACCACCGAGTATTTCACCCAGCCCACCTGCGGCTTGCGTGCCCGCTGCGGCGGTGACAATCGACGCGAATGCGGCGGCGGCGGCGGTGACAGTGGAGGCGAAGGCGGTTGCTGCTACGGTAATAGTCGTTCCGGCAGTTGCCCCAGCGGTAGTAAGTGCGGCACTAGCGGTGGTGATTGCAGCGGTTTCAGCGGCATGTGCGGAGGATTCAGCGGTGTGTGCAGCAGCTTCTCCCGCAATGGTGGCGGTCGCACCGCCGCCGAATCCGAATAGTCGTTTAACTGCGGCGATAATGCCATCGCCAGCGGTGCCATCCCCGATGCCGAAGATGGATTTAATCAACTCGTCGCTCAGGTTCTCAGCGATAACGCTCAACACACGTTGCCGCACGCTATCAACCAAATTGAGCAAGTCGTCAAGCGCGGATTGACTACGATCTGTTAGATCGACAAAGAAGTTAGTAAAACCATCGTGAAGCGCATCAATAGAGGTAGATCGGATTTGCACAGTGAGGCGGGCAAGTTCGTCGGCAGCGTCTTTCGCAACCTCAGCAGCATCAGCCGCTTGGCGTTGTAACGTAACGTCGCCAGATGCGGCGGCGATCTCTTTAAGGAGTTCCAGTTGCCGCTCCAAATCACCGACATATTCACCGTTAATGCGCCGAATGAGCAGCAACCCTTCAGCCTCAGCAATGTCTCGGTTGCGTACTGCGCGTTCGATGTCGGCAATCTTTTGCAACCGCTCATCATTTATGCGGTCGAACTCTTTCTGCGCCAGTCGGAACTGTTCGCTGAAAGAGAGTTCACCTAACCCCTGCACCTCAGTACGGAGTTGTTGTAGAAACTCTATCAATGCGCGAGGAGGTTCCACTCCTCGAGCTTGCAATGCGGCGACAATCTGACGGATCGTCTCATGCGCGATCGTCAGCGAGTCATTTAGTTTCTCTTCACCTGCCAATCGACGCTTAATCGCCGCCTCTTCAGTCAGGCCACGAAACTCCGTCTGGAAGGTGAGATCGGCTTCGAGCTGTGCCTGTCGCTCCTTCGCACGGCGCACTAATTCACTAGCTGCTGCCAGTGCTGCCAGAGCATCCTCCTGCGCCTTGATGTTCTCAATGGCGTCAATCTGGCGTTGGTTCTGTGCGCGGGCAGTCTCAAGTGCCTGGCGCTCGTCAGCGCTCAGCAGCTTGCCGAAGATTAGCAGCCGTTTATTGAGATCGTCCTGTGCAAGAGAAAGCGCTTGTAATGACTCGCGAAACTTCTCATCCGTAGTCGCATTCAGCGCATCTTCAATTCGTCCCTGTAACTCGCCAAACTCAATCTCCAGTTTGCGGACGTCGTTGAGTTGTTCCTTCGCTGACTCACGTAGTAGTTGATCTAACTCAATGTTCAAGTCGCGCTGCTTCTGTTGCAGTTCCAGAACCTTAGTGCGTGCCTTGATAATCCGTTCCTCCGCTGCCGCTGCTCCGCCTCCTGCTTTGGTGCGTTCGGCGGCAGGTAAACCGGGGGTCGCTGCACGTTCTCGGAATCGTTGCTGTTCCTGTTCAGCCTGAGTGATCAACGCTCGCTGTGCGTTGATTTCGAGTTGTAAATTAGCGCTCGTCAGTCGCGCCCGTTCGTTCAGGTACTGGCGATAGGCGACGAGTTGCAGCTTGAATGCATTCTCGTTTTCCTGTAGCAGAGCCTCATTCTTTAATTGCTCGATTTGACCAAGCTCCTCGGCAGAGGCTTGAGCGACATCAGCCAGAGCCTGAGCCAACTGTTCCTGAGCATTACGCAGCGCTGTGCCGGACTTATCTTTAGCGCGTCCCTTAAACGCGCTCTCCAGTGCTTCACGCAACAATTCCTCCAACGACTTGCCGGTTAATTCCTTCTCGCGATCAAGTGCTTGCCGTAGTTCTGGAACTGCGTCAACCGTGCGCTTGATGTCGCGCAGCGCTCCCTCAAAATCGACACTGATCTCTTTCGCTTGTGTGGCCGCTGCCTCAATTAACGCGCGTCGTGCCTTGGCCGCTTTTTCGGCTGCTTCACCTGACTTGAGCAGACTCTGCGCCACGCCGCTCAATGGGCGTATCAGAGATTCCTGCGCAGCCGCTGCTGCCTCAACGGTCTGGATGTATTTCTCCAGTATCGGAACGGTTTGCTCGATGTCGCCACGGAATAGACCGAGATTCTTGGCAAGGGTGAGTAGCTGGCGAGCGGTGAGTTGGTGCTGAGGATCTAGCGTTCGCAGAGTGCCGAGGTAGTCGTTTAGTTGACCACGAACCTCCTGTGTGTTCTCGCCTAGCTCCCGTTGGCGTTGAACCAGACGCGCGGACTGCTGTTGCAGATTCTCAACAGCCTTCACCACGTCAACCGAAGTGCTGTGTCCTAGTTGCTCTAGTCGGCGCCGAGTATCGTCAGTGATCCGTCCTTCACGTTGCAGTGTTTCAACCAGTTCGTTGTTGGCTGCGATATTTGCCGTGATGGACTGTCGCCCTGCGTCGTTAGCGGCAATCTGGGCCGCGCTGTTAGCAACCTGGGCTGCGACTGACGCGGCCTGCTGGTCGCGTTCCTGCCCTCGAAGCTGAATCACCTTTTCCAACTCAGCACGCAGAGCAATTAGTCGCTTTGCCTCGTCGGTGATTCCCGCCACGCGAATCTGCGCAGCCGTGTTCAGCTTGTCGTAAGTATCGGAGAGGCGTTGCTGTTCATCGGCAGTACGTTCGACACCGGACTGTAAGCCATTGAGAAACTTTGCCTGCTTCTCCAGAGCATCGATTTCCGCAGTCAGTTGCTCAGCCCTTTCCTTGCTGAGCGTAGTGGCGTCCTTTTGAAAAGCGTTGTAGGTGACATAGGCGGCAGCGATAGTGGCGAGAATGGCTGCGATGCCGCCAATGGCTCCACCGAGAGCTAGTGATGAGACACCGAGTGTGCGCTGGGCGGCTGCTGCTGTGAGAGATGCGGCAGTCAACCCTCGTAAACTGACTATCGTCGGCAGGATGCCCGCAGCGTTCAATTGAACGAACCCCACCAATAAGCGTCCAACACCGATCGTTAGGTGCCCGACGACAAACAGCACGGGCCCAAGCGCCGCCGCCAACGCCGCCAGCCCGATCCCAACAAGTTGCACTGGACGCGGTAGGCGTGTGAAGGTATCGGCTAATCGGGTGATGATAGGACCAACAACTTCTGCCAATCGCACTAAGCCGGGCAGCAGGGCTTCGCCAACCGCCGCCGCTGCGCGAAACACCTCATCCTTGAAATTCTCAAAGCTGTTCTTTGCTCCGGCAGCAGCACGGGGCAGGCGGGTGAGTTCATCGGTGAGAATGCCGAGGAACTGCTGGCTGCTGAGGCCAAGGTCGCGGATGTCTTCCGGATTGACAGTACCGAAGGCTTGCAGGAGAGCACGGCCAACGGCTGGAGCGGCTTCGATGATGGGACGGAGATCCTGCGACAGCACTTTTCCTTTGGCTGCGAGTTGGCCGAGTTGCACAGTGACGCGCGTTAGTTCTTCCCGCCCGCCGCCGGTAAGTGCGACGGCATTTGCAAACTCTCTCAGCGACTTCTCTGCTTCGGCAGCACTGAATCCAACAGCTTGTAGCCGAATGCTGCCCTGAATCGCTTCCTCGAACCCGATGCCAGGAAGTTTCGCGATCTGCGTCAATCGTTGTAGCTGACGTGCGGCTTCGTCCGCAGAGCCAACTATCGCCGTCAGTCCACGTTTCAGCGAGTCCAGACGCACTGCCGCATCGACACTTGCCGCTCCTGCTGCCACCAGAGGCGCGGTAATAGCCACGCTCAGCGTTCCACCAAGCGATACCAGTCCCTGCCCGAGTTCTCGCAGTGAATTACCGACACTAATAATGTTTTGAGTGGTACGGCGCGACGCGGCTTCAATAGCACGGAATGCTTTAACGTGCGCGTCGGCTTGTTGACCCAGCCGTGCAGTGGTGGCGGAGGCTGCCGCATCAAGTCGCTGCTGGGACTGCGTTAGCCGTTGCGTTGCCTGCCGCGCTCGTTCCATGCGATTAGCTAACTCGATAGCACGAAGGTTGACGGCTTGTTCTTGGTTGGCGAGGCGCTGCGCGGTGATTGCTGCTCGTCGCTGCTGCTGGCTTAGTCGATCAGTTGCCGCTGATGCTCGGTTGACTCCGGCTACCTGCTGGCTGACATTTGCTACCGACTGCAACGACTTACGGATCGCAGCCAGACCTTTGAGCGTCTTCTCCAGATTGCGGAGCCGACTCTCAATATCGATGATTAAGCGTGTGGTATCGACTGCCAAGGATGCGCCTCACGGGGTTGATTCCGTTTGGCGCTCTGAGATGAAAGGCGGATTCTGCGGGCGCTCTAGCGGGGGATTGTAGCAGGTTTTACATCAGGCGGGGGAATTTGTCGCAGGATGAAGCTGAGCGACACTTTTTGGAGTCGCTTGCACTTGTCGCACTTCACCTCGACAATGCCGTAGAAGTCACGGGAGACGCGACAGAGGAGATGTTGGCAGTGCTGGCAGCGGACATCGATTAGCATGATGGCGGCACCAACGGGCCGGACCACATGCCAGTAGTCTCCGTTATTTCGTAGTCGCTGTCTGATCCCCACGGAGTAAACCAGAGACAGTCATCGGATACCAAAACCATTTCTACGTCAAGCAGTGCGTCACCCCACCCCCTCAACCAATAAAACCCGGTAGCGCACGGCCTCTCCGTCCACTTCTGCCGCTCACGTTGGATCTCAAGGACGGTGGTTGCGTCAAGAGGGAACATGGCCCACCAATTCTATCACACCAGCCCTCTCGCAAACCTCTCCGCTTTCAACCTGTGCTCGGGCGGAATCAAACTCCACATCTGCGACTGCTGCTGCTTGAATCGCTCACGCTCACTCTCGCTCCAATCGGATAAATACTCCTGTCGCTGTGAATCCAGTGCTTCTGCCTCGACATCGCTAATCGACTCCTGCCAGCGTCGTCCGTCAAGTCGTGCCTCCTGTCGGCGGATCTGGCGGTCTTGCTGTTCAAGACGACGGACGGACTCACGGAAGTGTTTGAGATCGTACTGACTGATGCGGAAGGCGTGGACTGACTCAATAAACTGTCGTCGTCGCCGTGCGTCACCTTCGCGTAAGAATTTGTTTAAGTGCGCGAGAGTGTAGACAAGAAGAACTGTGTTGTAGTCGTGACCGTTGGCTACGAGGTCGTCGAAGTGTTGCCAGAGAACGCGACTACTGCGCGTGTCAACCCGCCGACCATGCGGGTCACTTCGTCGATGTTCTCGGGGGTAAAAAAATCGAGGTTCTTCTCCAGTACGGCAGCAAGTACGCGCAGGCCGTCGAGGGGATTCTTGTCATCCATCTCCAGCCACTCAATAGGTTCGTTGGTGGCGACGGAGATTAGTCCGAGAGCGGACGGTCCGCTGATGGAGAGCGCGGTGATAGCGAATTCCGTCTTCTGCTGGTCAGTGATGATAACGCGGTTCTGTGCGTCACGGGGCAGCGTGAGAATTTGTTTCAGCACGTAGCTGAACGGAGCAACGTGTTCGACCGAGCGAAACACCTGCGCCATGCTGAAGCGCTTAATGGCATACTCGCGTCCAAAAGCTTTGACGATGGCAGGGTGATTGACAATTTCTTCCGCGTCGGTAGGGCGAGCAGGTGATGGTGGCGTAGATTGCTCGCTATAGTGAGTCCCGGCAGTCTCGGTAAAAGTCTCTGGCGTCATTTCGGTACAACCTCAGCTTCCTTGCGTACTTCAGCCTCGGCTACCACCGCACGCAGCCCGCTTAACTTCGACGGCTTTTCCTTCTCATAACTGCCGGATTTGGCGTAATAGTGAGTGGAGCCTTCGGTGCGCAAGGCGTCGGGATCGCCATCGACGGTGCCGATGTGCTCGTATCCCTCTGGTACTGAACGCGGTTTTCCCTTTTCCGAAGACCACGCACGCAGGAGGACTTCTGGATCGACCTTCTGTTTCTCATCGCTGATGATGTACGTTTCGGTTAAATTCCCATCCTTGTCGCGTTGCTCAAATCTCGTCGGCATCAGTTGCCCTCCCTGTGTCTTAAGCGTCGAAGTAAATCAGCCGCATAAACTGGCCCGTGGCACTCGCCTGCGCCTTGGTCGTATCCACCAGCACCGAGCCGTTAATGACCATCGTGCCGAACTCGTCGTGGATCAGGTTCAGCGTCTCTAGCGGGTCGAGGCGCGTCTTGAAGGCATCCAGTACTAGCCGTTCAAAGTCACCCGACACTGTACGTGCGGTGTTGTAGCCATCCACGCGGACATGCTTCTCAGGCGGAGCGGTCTTGAACACTCCTACCTGGCGACTAGCCGCGTTCGTGTAGTCAGCAGTAATCGGCGCAGCGATTCCCGTCACATCGCTAAACACAATCACGCCACTGGCATCGACGGTGTACAAGGAGCTGGAGATTGTTATCGCATTGCCTTTCAGCACCAACGCGCTGACGCGTCCAGTGGCCTTTAGAGCATAGCGCTCGCCTACCACCGGCACCGTGCTAAGTACCGCTTCACCAGTCACCGCGCCGCCACTAATCGCTGCTGCCACACCGTACGCCGCCATCGCAAAGTTGGACTCCTTGAAGTCGTCTACGGTGATGGAGATAGTGGCTGACGTTTCCGTAATGATGCGTGCATCGGTAGTGCGCAGTCCGGTATATGACTCTTTGTGCGTGAGTGTCTCAGTGGACAGCCCAACACTCGAGTCAGGGGAATTGCCTGCCCACGCGTAGTTAATCGGGTTGCCGGAGCCGTCTCTGTCGGCAGTGAACACCGGGCCTTGGAGCGAAGTTAAAGGCATTGGCTAATAGCCTCCTTAATGAACGTAGACTCGATTGCCTGTTTGACGATTGCGGCGTTGTAGTTCCCGTTGCCATGCGGCGGCGGTCAGTTTCTGCGAGACGGAACGACGCACTGCTTCATCCTGATAGTGATCGAAGGTTTGCGCGACCAGGATCTGGTTTCCCTGCTCGTAGTATTCAGCGGCCTGCGCGCACTCTTCACTGGACCAGTTGTGAATGTAAAAGCCATGCTCAATGAACTCGGCAAGGTTCAGGATTAAGTGGCAGTCAGTAGTCACAGGGCCAATACTTGTCCGCTCCTCATAGACAATAGGGTAGGTATCCCCCTTGGTCTTTCGGGGAGCATGTTGCCCCAGCGCTTGACGAGATGCTGCGCCGGGACAATTGGCCGGGGTACGGAAATAGTTGTCGAAGTGCTGGCGCTGAACTTCGACGAAATACGCCATGTCCGACTGATACGAATCCTCAGTCCATGAGCGATGCGTGATGATGGAATGCACCGCCTCAACCGCCGCGCCCCACACGTCACTGTAAAGATCTGTGCTGTCGCCGTTGACTACACGCACGAAGGGCCAACCCTCCTGATGTGACTCAGGCCTTAATGTGCGGCCAAACCTTATAGCATCGGAAAGTTTCATTATTAATTCCTTGTCATTGGTTCTATTACCCTTACTTCCAGGTTCGCAATCATCACATGAGCCAACACACCAAATGGCTCCAATGGCATGTCGGGCACCTGTAAACCGCCGTGGCCGTCAATGAACTTCCCGGGTCCGTCGCGGTGGTCCGCTGTGACTATTGGAAAGCCCAGCGTCTGGTTGTCGTTGAGCGTCGTGCGTATCAGCTCAACATTGTCAGAGAACGTCAGTTCACTTGCTTCGCCAAATTGGTAGAAGTACGCCATCCCGAATCGTCGCGTAATGATGTTCTTCCCACGCGGCGACATCTCAGTGCGCGTCGAGTCTCTCACTCCCATCGACTGCCCAAAACCACGCTCGCTAATCATTAAGCAATTGATGCGATCAATCACCCCGCTTCCTTCGAGTAGCGGCACCGGATCGAGCTCGCTTCGCAAGTTGCTCGGGTCTTCCCCGCCGCCTTCACGGAACGCCCATGCTAGGTATTCAATGATCTTGGCCTTCTTCGTTGCTGAAGTGGCGATTACAGGAGTCAGTAACGCTTTGATTTGCGTCCTGATTTCGTTCGGCGTCGGTGGCGGCATTTCACGATCTCCATCCACCTCTCATTCGTAACCCGATAGCCAGAACTGCAAAGAACGCTAGAATTCCGCCAATCGTGTAAAGCGTTAGCCATCCGTCAATATCCATCGCTCACCCCTTCGTCACCGCCGCCGCAAACTGTCGTGCATTCAGCAAGTGGACGTCTCGAATCTGCGGTAGCGCAACCTCAATTGCTAGCCTGCTAAATCTTCGTGCGGCCATTCCCGGTTTGCTACCATAACGGTAGAACGGCGGCGGTGGTTGACCTGTCTCTGCCCCTCGCCTACCAGTGCCATACTCGCCGAAGATGCTGTAGAAAGTGCCGACAGTAAGCGAGTAGGTGGCTGATTCTTCGTCTGCTGTCGTCTTCTCGCTGAGTGATTCGACCGACGCGCCTGTGCGATACCAGCGCAGCCGCATCGACGCTTCCTGCTCGCGACGCATGACCTTGCCGGATTCACGCAGCGCTTCGTCACGCAGACGGCGCACTTCCCGTTCGTAGTTGTCAAAGATTCTGCCGTATTCAACTCGTGCGAGTGGGGTGCTCATAGCCACTCCGCATTTCCCGCATCAACATGACCCTGAACTACCTCTCGCAACCAATCACGGCCAGTGTAGTCCGGGCACGTCGGAGGTTCTCGGTAAACCAAAGCCTGACCACCTTCGCAACGTTCAAACATCTCATAACTGTCATACTGACCAGCTTTAGCCGTAAACCGCATCCCGCTACGCCAGTCTCTGTACCACATACAATCATCGTGGTTAATCAGTCGCGCGATTGGCTTCGGTGTCAGTTCGTCGCAGAGTTTTACAGTGGTAGCAGTTACTGCTACAGCAATCATCAACCCTGTAAACCTACGTCTGTTCATATTAGCTGCGGCCCCATATCCTGTACCTTAAACATATAGCTCGGAATCGCACTCTGAAAGTTTGGCTTGGCGATTGGTTTGTAATAGTTTCCATTGAACCTCACTGCCACCATCTCTCTCAGCACCTGCAAGCGTTCACCGCTCGGGTCGTCGATGTAGAGCGGGTAGTAGTGGGCGCCAGTGACTGGCTCAATCCGTTCACGCAAGTCCAAGTTCCATCCGGTTGTCAATTCCGCCAACTTCTGTTCGCCGCGACTGCCTTTGACGAGAATCAGTGTTGCGTCTTTACCAAGGTACAGCTTCCGCCGTACGTCATGGCCTTTTGATCGCCCCTTTGCGACATTGACTCCGAACGCCATTAGTAATCATCGTAACAGCCGTAACCACTTACCACCGGGATACGGAATAATCCGCCAGTCGAGGGTACGCTGAATCCCAGCCGCAGGGCCATCCGACTGCGAATTGCATTTCGATCTCGCGTCGTCGAAAAGTCCACACCGTCACTTGCTCCCTTCACCGCGACTGTCCCTTCCCCGACATCGTTTATCCAAAGGTCTATGTCGTAGCGGGTAGCACGACGTTGGTCCGCAGTCAGTTCGCTGATAGGAGTATCAAGCGTTGAGAGCGCATCCAGTTGCAGGATGTCGCGGATGCGTTCCTTTTCCAGTGCGGTGAATACCGCATCGCTATAGGTTGAAGCCGGGTCTGTGTATGTCAGCGGCATCTACGAGACACGCCCCTCGCTCGGTATAGTATTACCTATTAGGTCGTACTGCGCGTTATCGGCCCCCATTACGGTTCCACGTAATTCCTGAGCAAAGTGCTCTAACATCTTTGCGTTTGCTGTCGTTGCGTGTGCTCGCCCAAAGAAATACCAGCGATGCGCAATAGCCTTTAACGCTAGACGTGCGTCTTCGGGGATAAAGTTCGTTCCCGCCCACTCTTCGAAGTCGGCATCGAACTTTTCCTGCGGTGTTTTGTCTTCAGTGCTCATTTCCGGTTCTCAGGATAGCTGGTATCTCCACATTCATCTGCAAGCAGCGGCTTCCAGTTACGTGCTAACTGTGCTCGTACTCCACTATTGCCTCGTAACTTGCGTCTTCGTTCCGCCATTGCTCGTTTACGCTTAACCGCACTGCGACGATAATCTTCAGCACGTTGTTCTTCTTCGGTCGGCGCTCTCATTAACTTCGACTAATCGTTACTCTTATTTTGCCGCCGGGATCGGCCAGTCCGGTCGTGCCTACATGAAGCGAATTGAGCGCCAGTATGTCACCATCAGCCACAACGAGATTCGCAGGCGTGCCGCTCAACGTCAGCGCCGTTTCGTCAAAATCGTTAGCATTGACGCCAGAGGTAAATGCTTTCGTCGCCACCGATGTCGTTCCGTTACCATCGGTGCCCTTGTTAATAACGCTCAAGGTGCGGGACTCAGTGTTGGCTCCGTTGAGTTGCGCGTCGGGAGTATAAGTGACTGCCGTGATTGTACCTGCGAACGGCGCTCGGCCAATGACGGTATCTTTGTCAGCGGCGGCTCCGACAGCAGGCGCATTCTCTTCCAGCGTGTGGACAAACGGCGCTTTACTGCTCATTTTCCGTTCTCCTCTCGCTTAACGGCAGCGGTAGGCCGAGCATTCGCTAGACGATGCTGCTCTGGTGTGATAAATCCATGCCGATCGTCGTAGTGGCCTCGTGCCTGGAGCTTACGATTGACGTTGACTGGTTTGCCGTCGGCGCGAAACATAGGCATACGGTTTTTTGCGGCGGCTGCGGCAAATGAGTTGCTGGCCTCGAAGCGTCTGTCAACCACATTTCCCTCTTCATCGTGGATCGGCACCATCTTGACAGCTGGCATCGTTATTTACCTTCCTTGTAATCCGGATACTGCGATTGAAGTTTAGGAGAGACGCGAATCTCGCGACCCTCGGCATTCTTCAGCGTTACTTTCTCAGCGGGTTTAGCCGGCTCAGCACCCACCTGCGCAAACTTCGTTGAGCCCGCTTCAGCTGCTGCTTGTGGATTATTCTCCGGCGTCGGTGCTCCGCTGGTTACGCCTGCAACAGTGTAGTTTTCGTTTGGCGTCGGATCAGGAACGAAGCCCCGATAGCCCTTCTCCTGCTCCTCGTCCATCTTTTCCTGTACTTGTTTGCCGCCCAACTCGCCGCCCTTCTTCAGCCCGCCTTCTTCGACTGGACGATTACTGAGCGCATCGCCACCGGTGCCCTTGTACTCATCAGCCTTTGCGCTTGTTTGTTCTTTAGCCATTGCTAAACCTCCGTGAAAGTAACCGCTGGCGGTAACATCCGCGCTACCGCGCCTAACTGTAATTGCGACATGGTCCATTTACGGCGTAACCAGTATGGCGAATGGATACCTAGATGCTTCAACTGGTTGCGCATAATTTATTACGTTTGAGACCTGCCACGCCACTCGGAACGTCAGCCGAATAGCAATCATATCCTGTTGTGCGAGGTTGTAGACGATTGCGCCAGTGTTGTCCTGGATAACCGCCTCACTCAATCGCTTGTAAGTGAAGTCTTTACGGACGCCAATGATGGAGTTTGAGAAGTCGCCGGCGAACAGTTCAGCGGAGTTGCTGCCGGTAGGCCATAGTCCGTCCATTGAAATCCGGTAGGGTGCGCCTTCCACTAACTTGCCGTTAAGGTCCACGTCCAGCAGTCGCTCGCCTTGCGTGCTACGGACCTGCCTGAACCTGCCGAGGTAGGAGCGCTGAGTGACGACGCCGGTCACTGAGAAGCCGTCCGCCTCCACTGTCGCCATCACGTCGCTGATGTCACCTGCCAGCCCACCTGTAGCGGCCAGGTTCGTGCCTCGGTCAACTGTGTTGCCTGCGGCTGCGGCGGCGGTAGCAATGTCATCCGGCCAACTCGCGGGCTTGTTCACACCGAAGAACACCGCTGCATCAAGCGCACGTCCGGCTGCTTGTTCAAGCAAAGGCCGCACGTTGCCCCAGATGTCATAGGTCGCATCATCCAGCACGTTCTCAGGGATAGGTACGATGGCCGCGATCTCTTCAACGTTCAGGAACTTGTTGGCCCACGCTGCTTCAGTGGTCTGCTTCAGTCCGGTGTCGCCGTTGACGAAGTAGGCAGTCGGCAGCGCAGCAAGTACCGGCATGCGAGTCTGCGATGTAGAGATTGTCGTGCGGCGGCTGAGCTCGAGCGCGGCGGATTGATAGGCGAGATTCGTCAGCATCTCGTTGCTGACATTTTCAGGGATTAGCGCAGCTACATCGGTGCGCGAGATAATTGAGTCGTAGGGCATCTAATGCTCCTCCACTTGGGATTCGACTAGCGACTCGACTGTCAGCGTCCGCGAATAATCGTGTTCATGTCGACGTTGGCGGGCTGGTTGTTGCCCCGGCCTCCATCTGCTGAACCATGATTCGCACCGAAAAACTCGCCTGCTTCACTCTTGGCCTGCGTGAGCACATCCTTGAAGTTCGTTACATTGCCCTCATCGTCAAATTCGAGGTCGTCTTTGATGTACTTGAACAATCCCCGGATGTTTCGCACCTGTAAATTGTTCCGTTTGTCGGCAATGAACGTCTCAAGTTGGTCACGAGCTTCGAGCGTGCGTAGTCGCTGCGCCAGGTCGTCGCGTTCCTTAGTGACGGTTTCAACGGTTGGCTTGGCGTCTTTCCCTGTGTCCTTATCGTCAGGGTCGATGCCGCGCTTGATCAGCTCACGTCGAACCGCCTTGTCAATGCGCTTCTGCACAATCTTGTTGACTTGTTCCTGCGAGAACTGTTTGTCGTCGTCAGGTTCATCGTCAACTTTCGGTTGTGGCGCTTGTTTCGACTCAGGAACTTTTGGAGGAGCCTGATCCCCTTTGCCCTCTGGTTTGTCGCCTTCCGGTTGTTTGCCCTGACCGTCAGGTGGTGGCGACTGTGGAGGTGTGTCGTCTGCCATTCACTAACCTCAGTTGTCAAAAATAGAAAAAAGCCCGCGTCAAGTGGAGTACATGTGACTCACTCAGCGCGGGCTTACCAAGAAGCACTTGAAGAATGTCAACTCAGGGCGGCGTCGGTCTTACTCTGTCCTGTTCCAGCACGCCATCGTTGCGAAGTATTGCCGAAGATTGCGGAAGTGTCAACAAGTTTAATAGACGCTGTAAGGAAATCGTATTGCGGTGGACCTTACCGTGATGACGGGATTCGATTACAAGCACGTCATTGACGACACGAGCAACTGGGAGTGAGCAGTGCTGATCATCGCAAAGGATAGGGGTAGTCATCGGGTGTTTGAACTGCGCCAGACTTCGCGGCATACTCCATTGTCGGACACCTTGAGTACCGCTTCTGTCTTTCCGTTCTGCCGCAAGTGAATCTCATCTTTCGGAACCGTTGAATCAGAGACAATTGGAATGCCACCGATGTTCAACTCTCCTTCCGCGTAAGTCGTGGCTCCGTTGTTCATACTCGGCGGTGGTAGCGAAACAGTGTCGCACTTTGGGCAGAGCATTGAGTTGTCATCGCGTCGCATCCAGTGATGCCGGCAGCCCAGGTTCCGGCCATGCTTCTTGAAGACCGAGTAGGTGGGCGGCTTAGCTTCCGTGTCGAGCTTTGGCTCACCTATCGTATATCCCTCCGTCACCTGCCAGACCGCATCGATGAGCAGGCGAGCAAGGATAAGGGCTTCGTCGGGACGCATGACATACATCGGTCCTTCAGGTTGCTCGCTGTCAGTTGGACTAATCACACGACGACGCAAGCCAATCACATCGCGGTCTGGTATTCGCATCCGTCTCGTGTCCGCTTCTGAAAGCAGGTACGTGATGAACGAGCGGTCGTTGCTGAAATCGTAGCGATTCAATTCGCGCATAGGTACAGTTCTCGCGGAGTCGGTGGACCAGCAGGTAAATCCTGCGGGTAGTCGTGGTTCATTAGAAAACAATAATTACAGAGAGGGGAATTCAGTAGTCGCTCATCAGTACAGTAGCAGCGTTCGCAGCGACAGGGACGTTTGATCAGCAATGCATCCGAGAGTCGCAACGGTTCGTCAAAGTCGCAGCGGTTGAGTTCTTTCATTTACCTCTGGGTCCTACACTGACCGTTAGTATGACCAGCGTGGCGGTTAGCACAGACGGAACAGAGATTGATCCCGGCTCCGCAATCAGAATCGTGTCCATCCCAATAGCAGCGAAATCCCGCGCCGCACAAAGGACAAATGAATGTGTGCCTAAATCGGTAAAATGTTGGGCAATCAAACAGTTTATGTTTCAGCCGGTGGAACAACGGGCGTCGGGGAATGCTTATTACAGCAAAGCCTGAACCGTCCGGGAGAATGCTTCCGCTCTTAATGGTCCCGCCTAAAGAATCAGCTATTTTTTGGATAAACATCTTCATTTGCGTTCTCCTGCATTATCTGACTAATTCAACGCTCTGGTAATCATAGCACTTCTTCGCTCCGCAAAGTGCTGTACTCCGGCAATCAACGCTCTCGCAATCGCCTTCGATGGTTCAGTAGTAGAATCAAGCGGCACGTGGACCACGTAAGTTTGACCGTCGACGGTGTGGGCTAACTCCAGCGAGAGCGTGCCGGGAATCCGTTCATTGAGTGCTACGAAGTCTTGCCGTTCAGTCCGCTCGACGAAGCGGAAGACGGCGGAGTTTTTCACACACCACGCAATTGCGTCGCCGTAGTTCATTGCCCGCCTTTCCCATACAGCGCTGCCTGCCACTGATCACGAGTACCAATGTCGTCCAGAGTAATATCCACTTCGGCGGCAACTATTCGCTTATCCATTGCTCTCTCACTGCCCCACGACTCACGGTGAATCAGCATTCGTGTCCCACGCGATGATTCGATCACTGTTGCCGTTTCCATCTTAGGCTGCTTGGCGCATAGACCACCGATAGCGGCAACTGGCAAAAGTTTTAGCAAACTACGCCTGTTCATCTTTGCGCCACTCCTCCCAATAACTGCGCCAATGTCAGCAACGCCAACCCAAGCGCCACACAACGGGTCGCAGTCATAGGAGGACGGTCAATGAGAGCTACGATAAAGCAGACTAAAGCCGCTACTGAGAGCACTGTGGTAATCATTGCGTTAGTTCCTCATTCTTCTCCACCGTCAACTTCCCATCGATGAATGCCGCGATCGCCGCATCAAGATCGTCGAACTGCGCTTCATCGCCGTTCTTATAGTTAAGCGCTTGATTCGTCTTTCGATCCAGCCAGTGGTACTTGTCGCCGACCGCGACGACGCGATAGCGGAGGTTGCTGTTCATGCGTTTATCGCTTTCTGCGGGCCACGGCGATAACCATGAATTAACCAACTCATCGCATCTGTGCCAGAGATTCCCTCTAGGACATACAGGGTAAACAGCCCGCCGTCACCTCCCGCTAATCGTCGCGGATGGTAGGTGTCATTATCATAACCGCCGCCGCCAGTCTGATACGGAATGCGGATCTCGCTGTTGTTGTCCGGTACGGCAATCCACTTGCCGTCCGCATGCCCGCCGATGAATAGGTACGTCATTGTAAGACCTCGCTATCTCCATTCACCTTCTTGGCTGCTGAGCGTAAAGCGAACTGCTCGCGCTGTTGCTCAATTGCCGCTTCCTGCTCCTTTTCCATCAACTTCATCATCTTCGCAATTTTCTCCTCATCGTATCCTAATTCTCGCCAGCACTCCTCTAGTGGGATCTTTAAGTCACGATGCTTCGTAGCAACACGTTCAACCTCAGCATTAGCATCGCGTGTCTCAGTGTTCAGCCATTTTGGCTCAGGCTCAGTGTCGCCTGCGTCACTGATTTGTAGTGCGAACCTCATCGCATCAGACCAGACCATGCCCCAAGATTCAGTCTTGTCGTTTACTTTTGCCATTAATGGCGCTTCGGAAGTTTTTTGCGACTCGCCTGACGGCCACGTTCCTTCGATAGAGAAGAAATGCAGCGGCGTCCGGGAGACTCGGGCGATCTCTTTGCGGAAAGTTTCGCTAATCTCAATGTACTTACTGATGTCCCCAGCGGCGAATTCTCCAAACTTCACTTCGTTACTGGGCGAGCCCCACACACCACCCCCTACGAGTGCATATCGCTTGCGTGCTTCGGCAACTGTCATCTCTTCCAATCCCGTAGCCCAACGCTGCGGCACGCCATAGAACTCGCTTGCCACCAACATGTCTGCAATCGACTTGTTAAGCGCATCCTGCACCGGCATGGCTTCGGTCAACTCACTAATACCAAGACCGCCAACTGAGCCACGATTGTTAAAATGAAATACTGGAACCTTGTCATAAGGATTATCCAGCGGCCAGAGTTCACCGGCAACATTCAGCCGCTCGAATGCCCCTGCCCTGTCTGGCATCGTGTCGTGGATCTTGCTACGAGTGACGTACTTCTCAATCCGGTCACGATAGTAGAGCGTCAGACGGTAGCGATCATCGTTGTCCTTCCAGCCCTTTGCCGCTTTGACAATGTAACCCGGCTGCTCATCATCGTAGTCGATTACTATTGCGGTAGCTCGATTCGGGTGAAAGACCGGGACTCCCTCAACATCCGGCCAGACAATGAGATAAGCATCACCTTCGATAAGCGCATCAAGATGGACTTGGTTAGCGCGGACTTTGAGCCGATTACGACGCCAGAGTTCGTCTGCGGCTGGTTGCGCACTCGGTACGGTGAATCCGTCGAGCTTTAACCTGTCCTTCACCGTCTCCGCAACAGTCGGCATCAAGTTGTCAGCAAATGCTTTGAATAGTCGTCCGAAGGCTGAACTAAGTTTCTCACTTGCAAAGGCTAATCGATGTTTGCCTTTGTAGTAATCGCGAGCGAGTACATAGTCTTCCCGACGCGCAGCGAACTCCTTTAGTGCCCAGTTAATGTCGGCGGTAGAGATGGAGGTATTCGGAGTGTAGACGGGCTGGGGTTGATCACCGTTGTTGTAAGGGTGGCTATCAGTGGACGATTCAGGGGTCATAACAGGCGCATCTTACCACATAGCGTTTTCGGTTCTGACCACTGAAAGAAGAATCCGTCCATTAGTTGTTCTTTGACTGTCTTGTTAGTATCCAAAGGCAAAGCACCGCCACTGCCGAGTGTACTAAGAGTCTAACGGCGGCGAACCACTTGTTGATGTTCTGATTCAGCCCATACGTAGCGAGAGTAATAGCTATAAGTGACGCGGACGCCATCACAGAGCAAAAGATCGTTCCGAAAGCTAATATCAGCCTCACAGTCCTCTCGCTTCGTTACATACCGGACATTCAGCAGGGGTTAACGTGTGGCCTGATGCCTTGCAGTCTGAGCAAATAGTAGCGAAGCGATGCCCTGCAAACCGGCTCCCGCAGTGCTTACAATAGGCGTTCTTTGGGCGGGAGTCTTCGGCTTTGAATTCCCCGCTAATCTGAGACTTAACAACGCCACTCGGCAAGGTTAGGATTAGTTCGCGCAGTTCATCGATCTTGTTCTCGATACTTGACCCACCTTCAATCAGCAATTGCCGCATGGCTTCGTTCTGAGTGCGCCCTGGCAAAGCCTGAATTGCCGCCCATACTTCATCATCTACGCGGATTGTGCGCGTGCGCGTCTCAGCCATACACACAGTGTAACACGCGGTGTGTGCTAGTGCAATACATTTGGGCTTGCCGATAACTCACCAACTAAGCAGTCGTCCAAGTTTCTTCATTGCCGCTCGGTAAGTCATTGCGCCCGCAACTACTGAATCCGGAGGATGGCCAGAGCCGCGCAGATCATCGTTCGTACAATAGCGGTGTTCGGCCTCACAGTAGCGGATGTACGGGCTTACAACCGCTGCATTCTCTATTGCTGCAATGTAGTTAGTGAACACGTCTGCTCGCTCTTGACCCACCAAGAGAACACCTTCCGCTTCGACGGTTAGGTAATCGTCACACACGTTACCAATTCCGGTTTTATCGTGGCAGGCGTTGCCTTTGTACCACTGCACGCGCTGATTGAAATGGCGGATCATCGTCGGCCACGCCATACGGCCTAGTCGAACCCACGCAACGCGCTTCATCGGCCGGCAGTCGATACGCCAGGTGTCGATGATCGTCCAGTCCTTCTCCTTGGCCCAGTCGCAACCGTGAGCATAGACTGCGCCCTTCACGCGATCTTCGATAATAATCTCGCGACCAGCACCAGCTTCGCCAGGAAATTCGCCAAGTTCCTTCCTGAAACAGAGACTGACTTTTTCGGGAAGAATCGCTCGTCCTTCGGGTGACGGTTCTTGAAGTTCATACTCTGCCGCCCACATTGAGGCGGTCACTTCGCCGCGCTTCGATTCTATCTCTGCCAGTGATAACCAGCCATCGGGAGGAGCTGAACTCTCTCGAAAACACCACTCATAAATCGGCCATCCATTCTCCGCAGCGCGGCGTTTTACCTCCGTAAATGTGCCATCCGCGTAGTGATGAGTCGAGGACATCACCGTCTGCTTCGCAATGCCGCGCCCCTCCATAGGCTGTCCCATCGCGGCGTCAAACACTTTTAATTCCATTTCATCTACTTCGTCTAGCCGCATTCTCTGCGGATGCGGACCGCGAGCAGACTTAGACGAAGCCATTAGAGCGGTGACACGGCCACCACTGGAATAAACTGTTCTTCTCTGTGTGTTTTCCTCGTCGCCGGCGAATTTCTGTAGGTACTCCAAGACGCGGGTTGATTGTTCCCCGGAACCGCCTAGAAGTGTTACATCGGCAGAAAGAACAGATGCTTCACAGTGACCCAGAAGTGCGAGCAGAAAGGATTTACCGCCGAAGCCTCGAGATGCCTGCCAGACCGTTACTCCATAGCGAGCGAAATAAGCATCAGCAAACGCTCTAAATGGTGTTGTGTGGTTAGGGCAGACTTGGACATCGGGGATCTGAATTCCAAACTTATCGGAAAGGTATATTTTTAATTCGGCGTCTTTGCGGAGGGAGACTTGGTTGGTCTTAGTTAACCGTTTCGCTTTCAGTTTCACCAGAAGCAGTTCCTTCGCTTCCGGTTCCAAAGAGCGCCAGTTCCCGCTCAATATCGGCGTCAAGTTGGTTGACATCTATCTGAACCTTATCAGTCAGCTTGCCGTGCAGCGTGTCTTGAATTTCCTTGATTGCCTGAATGTCACCTTGCCGCGCCTTGCTTATTAGCGCGAGTATCACCTCGTTGTAAGCATTGCCCTTTTCCTTTTGGTTAGTGATGGGATTGGTGATCTCCATCTCAGCAAAAAGCCACTTCTTTAGAACGCTTGCGCGATTCGGTCCATCCTTGACACCTCGATTTTTAGGCTGATTCTCACTACTAAACCGGGTCCGCTCACCATCTTTTGCTATGTCCTTTCTAGGCATATCAATAACCGAGTAATAACCGTCAACTCACAAGTCTGATTTAGGGCGTTGAATAATAGCTGCACTCATAGGTGAATCCTTGCGTGTTTCAGCGGATGCGTCCCCCGCGATTTCTTGCGCTGGTAGTTAGGATCGAAGTTCGAATCGCCACCAAGCATGGGTACCACCTCCTTTCATTGGTTGATTGCGTCGTGGATTCAAACCACGTTTGGGACTTCAGTAACAGGGAACAGTCCCACCGTCGTTCCGCGACCTGTGCTTTTATCGCTTCTTTCGGCCAACGATGACCTAGGCTAGCCCAAGTGGTCCTAACGAGGACAGGCGCAGTATTCTTTTCCATCGTCATGCGCTCTGGTATCAACGACCTAAGCAGGTCTCCCATAGCCTCTTCCACTATCCCTATTTTCCGAGCGCTTCCGTCAGAGCGCCACCGCAATCAAAGATCAAACTTAGAACTTCACAAACTCTACATAGTTTCCCTTTGGCTGGCTTGCCCATGTTTCCAGCCTCGTAGTTTAACCAAACTTCACAGCACAGTCACGGTTTTCTTTATGGTTGCCTGCTTTTTGTGTTCGTGGTACGCTTATCCGCGTATGAGACACCTGACAATAGACCAACTGCTTGCGAAGATTGAGGACGATGTAAAGGCCGAAGGGTCACAGAAAGCAGCGGCCGCAAAGATGGACATCTCCGAGCAGTATTTAGGTGACGTATTAAAGCGTCGGCGTGCGCCGGGGCCGAAGGTACTCAACCGTTACGGTCTACGGGCTGTGACTAACTACGTTAAAGACAAGGAGCAGAAATGAAGGACGAGACTTATATCACCGTTCTGTTAGATCGTTCGGGTTCTATGCAATCGGTTAAAGAGGACACAATTGGCGGGTTCAATCAATTCATTGGTGAGCAGAAGAAGGCTGGCGACAATGCGTTATTGACGTTGGTGCAGTTTGATACCGGAGGAATTGATGTTGTCCATGAGTCCAAGCCGATTAAGGAAGTGCCAGACTTGACCGACAGCACCTATCAGCCGCGTGGCGGAACCCCATTGCTCGATGCTTTGGGCCAAACCATTCACAGCGCGGGGCGAGCGCTGGCAGCAATCCCCGAGATGAACCGCCCTGACAAGGTGGTGTTTGTGATCATCACCGACGGACAGGAGAACTCCAGTACTGAGCACTCGAAGGCCGATGTCAAGCAGTTGATTGAGCAACAAACCAACAAGTACAACTGGCAGTTTGTCTACTTGGGTGCTAATCAAGATGCCTTTGACGAGGCGGGTCAGATCGGAATAGCGTCAGCAGCAGCGGCGAACTACGTAGGCGCAGCAACCGCTGATGCCTTTGCGGTAGCGTCTTCGAATGTAGGTAATTATCGAAAAACTGCGCGGGCGCAGAGTTTGCATTTCTCCCACGGTCAGCGAGCACGAATGATGAAGCCATCAGGTAAGCCAAAGTTACCGAAGTAAAGATCATCGTACAGGGATAGTGACTGTTTGTGTCCCACACGGCCCGCTCACCGTCACCGTCCCTGATTTCTTCTTCGCCTGCAACTGAAATTCCGCAATCACACTTGTCGTATCTGGGCTTACAGGTTTAGAGTTTGGCGTGACAGTGATTTGTCCTGAATTAGAAGTGACTTTGACCTCACCTGGCCCAGTCAACCCTGTGAGCGTAACAATGAGTTTTCCAGTACCCCATGCGGGAATTGTCGGAGAACTGACCATCATTGTGCAAGGTGTAGGCGTAGGTATTGGAGTAGGAATCGGCGTGGGACTCGGTGTCGGTGTGGGGCTTGGCATCGTTCCCGGCTCAGTCTGCGTCTGTCTCTCCCATGCGCTACCCAGCCACTTGTACCAAAATCCATCAGTACCAGAGACATAAACAACTTGTGAGAGGTATTTGTAAATCGATCCTTCGCCACCACCTACCTGTACTCCGTTGCGCAAGGTCTGTCTTGCTGAGCCTATCGTCCATGTCGCACGACTTGAATCAACGATCGTTGTTGCCTTAGTTCCGTCTGGGCTGGGCTCAGGAGTAGGGGTGGGGGCAGGCGCGGGCGGCGCTGGTGGAGGACTCACTACGCCTCCAACCCATGCCTTGTAACTAGATGATCCCATGACATGCTGATTGAAGTTCTTTGCCGTGTCGTCCATCATTGCACGTACGCCATCAGTGCCTAAGTAGGCAGCGTCGTACATCTCATTGCCTGCGGATTTGAAGAATTCATCGCCTGAGATTTTGTATGCATATCCGAATGGACCGAGGATTGTGGAGATCGCCTGGCGCGTACTCGGCAACCACCATGCTTCTGTTGCGGTCCAAGGGAAGCGAATATCACCCTGCTCGTACTTCGTCGGATTTACCGTGTTGCCTCCATGATAGAAGTAGTGGAAGCCACGGATGCGCTTGCCGGAGTTCTGTTCTATCTGGTCCTTGATGTAAGGTCCATTACTGTAGAGATGGCGACAGCCGTTGCAGATCTGGTTCTTAACATTCTCCTTGACAGCGGGGTTGGTCGTTACCCTATGAACGACGCAGAGTGACTGGAGCAGCAGACCGACAATGAACGGCTGCATAACGCCTTGGAGCGTGCCGTCGTCATCGGGCCAGTTATCATTCCAAACGTAAGCTCCATCTGCGCGCTGATTACGCCCGAAGTAATCAACTGCGGCTGATTCAACGGCTTTCAGGTAGGCTGCGCGGAGTTGAGCTCCGTCCGTTCGGCCTCCCGCCTGTGTTGGAAAACTGTCGGGTAGAAGCTGCGACAGCCACGCTGCATACCTCAGTGTAAATGCACCTTCACGCACATCGTAGAGCGGCTCGGTCAATCGGCGCCCGATGTAGATATGAAAGAAGTACGAAACATAGTCGTTGAGCCAGTCCCACATCTCGGGGCGCTTCTCTGCGCGACGTATTAACCCTGCAATCCCCGCATGGCGTGGTGGTGGCGATGCCTCCTCATTCCCTTGCGGTCTAGGAAGCCATAGTCTAATCCGTCCCTCGCCTATCCACGTTGGATGTGTCCACCACGCATCGGCACACTTATCCCCCAGCGTGAGAAACGCAGGTTCTCCGCTGCGCGCATGTGCGGTGTATTCACTCGACGGTAAATCGTAGTAGTTGAGCAAAATATAAGCGTCGAGCGCGGCTATCCACGCAGCAATGACGGGAACTTCTGTCCATGCTTTCAGCGCCGTGCGATAAGCATCAATGGTAGCGAAGTCCTTTTCGAGTGGCTGAACCGGAGACTCGGGCTTTTGTGGCGCAATCGCCGGACACGCTTCCCCATGCTGTCTCGCCTTACTTAGTAGCGTTGTATCAAACCAATCTCCATTAGCAGATTGTGGGCCGATGATGAGCTCGATTTGCTCTTGTAAGGTCATGGGAGCGGATTGTATTACTTTGTTTCAGTTCTGTCTAAAGAATTGTTACCCGGCACTTATTCAAAAGCCAATCGGCCCAAGATGGAATCAACATCAAGGGCCGACATTTGAAAAAGAAAGGAGCAACGTGGAAATGGTGTTCAGCCTACGAATTCCGCGTCGCTTGTGGGTAGCTCTGTTAACCTTGCGTTAGTATCGCCTTTCATGCTGCCCCTTCCAAATTGGAGCAACTCAGGCTCCAGACCAAAAGAGTCGTGACGTTCGCAGCATCACGGCCCTAAAATGCAAGTGGGCGGCGCGCTTAAGGTGTCAGCAGTTTAGCACCCCATCGCGCGTAAAGCAATCTGCGCTTTTTGGCCGGATTTGTCAACCGTCATTGGGACTGTCAGTCTTTAGGTGGCAATGTGTAATCTTCGGGTTTCACATCTTGCGAATTGTCGTAATTCTTTTGCTCAAATGTCAGGGTGGCCCTCATGGTTTTAATCTGATTCTCGTAACCTTTTACTTCCTCTTGTAGCATTCCATTGCGACGCAGCAGTTCGTCACGTTCAGTGAATGTTTTGTCGTATTCGTCCTGCCAACGATCGCGCTCCTGCCGCAGCCGATCAATTTCAGATTGGGCTACGGTCAGCCGATCCATCATGCGCATCACGGCATCAGACGCATTAGAACCTGCTTTGACCGTGATTTCAGCCGCGCTGGCTTGTGTTAGGTGAACTTCTGCGGCAGGCTTCTTGCGATTTAGCCAAATAGTGTAGAGTCGGACGATAAGACCGCCAGCAACGCCTGATGCTACCCACCCGAAGGCTGTTTGTATCCAGTGGGGTAGGACGATGGGGGATTCCTGCATAGATCATACGGCCTTAGCTTCACGCTTTCCCTCGGCGCAATCCAGGACTTGTTGCGTTTTAGCATCTAGTTTTTCAAACTGCGAACGCTCAATTGCTATAAAGGGCAGCATCACCCCGCGCCGATACCACGGAGAGGCCTCTGACTGTGGTACATCCCCCTGTTTATACGTTACTGTCTCTTCTGGTAGGACAACATTGAAGGGGATTGGAGTAAAGGAACCGCCTTTGCAGTTTGATGCCCATCGGGCCACCGCTTCATCATCAACCGCCCCTCGGTACTCGATAGACGCATAGCACTTACCGTCACAGAGAATGATGACAGGAGCAGCGCACTTTGGGCACTGAATCGTCTTGCCATTACCGTGTCGTCCGTCTTCGTTGTTGCAGATGTGGCTGCGGCAAGCAAATCCTCGCCACTTAAAGTAGCGACGCAACAGCCAGCGTAGCCACCAGATCGGCTCTACGTCCTCAAAGGCTTTGCGCTGCGTCACCAGAAATAGATCGCGTACTTCCATTTGTTAGGGCTTTTTGCCGGGGTTTTCAGGAACGCCTGGATCAGTTGGCGCTGGTTGGTCTTGCGGGCTTGGCTTCGGTGCTGGCTGACTCGGCGCGGGCCGTGCTGGCGGCTTCTCTTCCTCTTTGTCTTTACCTTTTCGCTTGTCTTCCATTGTTCTTAACCTCCGATGATCTAGATCTATTGTTGCTTCGCGTGACATGTAAAAGCTGGGTACTGAATATCAACCTGACCGATGCCCGGCCCATTTGCGTCGGGAGTCTGTGGACATGTCTGGGCATGTCGCGTGCCAATGGTTCGCCCACAGCACATGTAGCGTTGATACATTGGATGCTCTTGGCGCACTTCCTTAATACGTTCTAGCTCTTGAATTGAAATCAAAGCATACCGCCTTTCAGGTAAGAGGGGAACTGACTTCAACGTTTGATTGCAAAGGCTATCCCTACTACCACTGAGCCGATGGTTATCAGCGATACCAGCAATCCTACAGCCACAATTGCGTACGTGACAATGTTCTTTGCTCCCGTACCTTTGCCAGCGCCTTCGTAGCTAGACTTTTCAAGTGCCGCTAATCGCCTGTTTACCTCGACGTTGTTCTCCGCGTTCTGACTAGCCAAGGCCGTGGCTGTCGAGTTCAGCGTTCGCTCAACCACCTGAATCGCCGCAAGACTCCGGTTGGCTTCCGTGATTCTAGCCATCTCGTCACTGGCACGGAAAGCGGCTAGTTTATCCTGCTCCATCTTGTGAATCTCTCGATCATGGCTTTGGTGGATAAGGCCAATCTCACGGGCGTGCTCAGCTCTTAATTCTGACACCTGCTCAACGCGCTTGACGGATTCTTCCAGTCGTCTGATTTCCGCTGCAATAAGCAGGTCATGTGCGTTGCGAAGATCATCCTGTCTCTTGTTGGCAGCAGCGGTGAGATCCAGCACGTTCTTCGTGGGGTCGATCACAGCCCCGCCATAGGCGTCTACCCCTAACCCGATCCTTTGTTTGCTCCCTTCTGCCAAGCACGATGTCTCCTGTTACAAGATCTTTCCGTTCACCAGCCCCGTTACCTTCTCATTCGTGTCTGTCACGGTCTGTTCTGTCTGCCGATGTTCCAGATGGCTCCAGATTCGACTGAGTACCACCACAAGGATCGTGGTAGCGTTACTGATGATGGCGACTATAACTGCTTCGGTAAATTTCATGTAGGTATCGGGTTAAAGGTAAAGTGGGCGCAGCGTCTCAGAGCCTAACTAAGAACGAACTATCTCTCCCCGACAGTGTGGCTCCTGTTTACCCTGAGACGCTGCTACTTAATGTCGCCTCCCCGTG